TGGAGCCCATTGGAATTGTAGCGATTGTTGGAATTACAGTAACCGCTGTGTGGTTGATTTACATTTTAAAGCGTCGGTCTACGTTTGCTAAGATGTCGACTCTTACTCCTAGGTTTGTTAAGTCTCCGTCGGGGGAAAGTCTAAACACCATGGTTCATACTGAAGATCCTACTCCAGTAGCATCCTCGGTGTAATATGCATCGCCTCAAGCTCCTGCATCCACAACTTCATCGCATAGGGCAAGGTCTTCATCACAAAGTCAGTCTTGTTGCCACAGGCACCGCATGAGTAGATTCCCTCCACTGGATTGACCACGGCGAGAGTGCCACAGGTCTTGCAAATGCCCGTCTTGAACGGGTCGGACACATCCATCAGACGCTCCTTGGTAAACACCGAGATGCCGTGTGAAATCATACAGTCGCGCTCCATCTCTCCCACACGCAGACCACCATCACGGGACCTGCCCTCGCACGGCTGACGAGTCAGGGACACAATTGGACCACGAGCACGAGAATGCTTCTTGTCAATCACCATGTGCTTGAGACGCTGGTAGAAGGTAGGACCCATGAAGATCTCAGCCTGCATCATCTCACCGGTCTGCCCATTATAGAGGATCTCATTGCCGTAGGGATGCATGCCCATATCCACCATGTGCTTCTTCAGGTCCTCCACCTTAAGGTGAGAATACGGCGTTCCATCACCCAGCGTTCCCTTACGAACACCGATCTTGCCGAAGATGTTCTCCATCAGCTGTGCAATCGTCATACGAGAAGGAACGGCGTGAGGATTCATGATGATGTCTGGACGGAGACCGGATGCTGTGAAGGGCATATCCTCCTCCTCCATCAGCATTCCAATGGTTCCCTTCTGACCGTGACGAGAAGAGACCTTATCACCAATCTGCGGAATACGCTCAGAGACAGTGCGCACCTTGATAAACGGATAACCATCCGAGTTCTTATCCTGCCAGACACCATCAATACGACAAGGCTCTGAGTTCTTGTGAGTGGTAGATGCATCACGGAATGTATATCCAGCAGCGTCATTTCGAAGATTCACGACCTTGCCAATGACCACATCATTCTCCTGCAAGACCGAGTTGATGATCGGAAGACCTGCATCTGACACTGCCTCGTAGGAGGTGTTCTTATACTTGCGCGTATTGTGCTTCTGAGGCTTCATGAACTTCTCCTCACGACCCGAGGTCACGTTGCGATGCTCCTCATCCTTATACATCCCGTAATACAGACCGCGGAAGAAGCCACGCTTAACTGCCGACTTGTTCAGAATGACGGAGTCCTCCTGATTGTATCCACCGTAGCACGCAATCGCAACAATCGCATTCATGCCAAAGGGCATCTCATGCATCTTGAGGATGTTCATGGCACGGGTCTCCACAATCGGACGGGCAATGGAGCATAGAACATAGGCGTTCTTGTCCAGACGCTTTGCAAAGTTGCCAGCATACACGCACATGGCCTGCTTACCCATAGCAGATTGATAGGTATTACGAGGAGACTGATTATGGTCCGACAGCGGAATCGTCGAAGCCATATGTCCCACGATCAGCGAAGGATGGATCTCGTAGTGAGTGTGCGTATCGGTCATCTCATCCTTGCTCATGGCAATCCTGAGCGTCTCCGTCTCAGACGAGTCAATGTAGTCCACGCACGACTTACACCACTCATTCCAGCTAGACCGATCAGCAGGCGGGGGAGCATCCTTGCGGAACACGGGGCGCACGCAGCGCCCACCATCTGTCTCAATCGACAGATTGTTCATCAAGGTATACCAAGCAACCGAGATGTGCGGATGGATTCGGCGCACCTGCTTAGCTGCCTTGAGTGCACTCACCAACTCGTGTGGGCTGTTTGTGTAGCCGATGATCACACCATTGACTGTAATCGATGTCCCCGTATACACGCGGGGCGTATCAATCCAGACGATCCGCTTATCATCTTGGAGAAAGTGCAGAATCGTGCTTGATGGAACATGTTGAGAGATTGAGGTCAGTAGGCTCATATTCTTCACGATACCGACCGAATGACCCTCTGGAGTCTCCACTGGACACATGAATCCCCACGAAGTACCGTGGAGCTTACGAGGCGCCAAGAGCTTGCCCGACTTCTCTACCGGTGTCTGGATGCGACGCAAATGGCTCAGCGTCGCTGCATAGGACATACGACCTAGCACCTGCGAAACACCCACCTTTGTAGCATTGGACATGGACGCAACCGAACCGAGACCCTGAACAGTGAAGTTGCCTGTAGCGAGAGCCTGTTTGAGCTTACCCTCAATCGCTGAGAGCTTCAGAATCTTGTAGAGGTTGTTCACGTTCAAGATCTCCATTGGACGGGGAGCCTCACCACGCTTCCAGGAGTCATTGTTGACCTCTTGGACAAACTCATTGCGTGTGTCGTTACAGACCTTCTGGAATAGCTGACGGAAGAGATGAGTCAACAAAGCACCTGTCGTCACCACGCGCTTATTCGGATACGCATCACGGTCATCCAGAGGGATCTGCTTGCAGTAGGTGAGCAAGAGTCGGCGAATCATAGACCCCATCAGCATCGTCTTACGAGCATTGTGAATCGGAGTGGTCGTGAGCTCGCCTGCAAATCGGACGTGGGGCAGGAACTCGGAGTTCAGGAGCTGACGAACATAAGCACACTTGTCCTCCTGGTTGGTGCCATACTGCAGATGACTTGTCAGGTACTGAATCGCCTCTTGTTGAGTGAAGACTCCAAGCTCGGATGCATCACGGAAGGACGCAGCCAACAACTCGGCGTGGAGATCATCCACGGATCCCCAGATGATCTTCGTGATCTCCTTGTCCGTCAAGACGCCCAGTGCACGGAAGTAGACAACCACCGGAATGTCCTCACGGAATCGGGGAACACACGCAGTTAGCGGGTTGCCGTATCCATTGAACTTAGAGCTCAGACGAATCTCCAGCTTTTTTGGGGGCATTGTGAAGGACTCGTGAAGAGACTTGATCTCTACAGAATAGAGGTGCTTGGATGCCGACTTCTTGTTCTGGAAGATCATGATCCGATTATCAGCCACCTTCTCCTGACAAAGGATCGTGCGCTCAGATCCGTGAATGATGAAATAGCCAAGAGGATCGTGAGCACACTCACCATACTCCTCCAAGCTCATTGGGTAGTCCTTGAGCAGGCACAGGCTAGATCCCAGCATAACTGGAAGTTTTCCAAGATTGATGCCCTCAAACACCCGCGACTCCTCGTCAAAGGTGTCCAGGTTTGGACCCTTGTAAGTTCTGGCTACGAAGCGGATGTCCACATACATCTGTGCAGCGTAGGTGAAGTTGCGGATGCGTGCCTCCATAGGGAGCATAGGCTTCACACGACCTGTTGCCTCCTGAATGCGAGGCTTGATATAACTGATATTCTCGAACGATAACTTAAACTCGTACTTATACTTCTTAATGGTCTCATCTTGCTCGTGCCAAACTGTGATCGGAGGTGTCGACTGGATAATCAGGGGAATCTTGTGGCGAATAAAGTCCTCATAGGAATCGACCTGGTGATCCACCATCCGACGCACACCATTAGCAAAATACGAACGAACTGCTTCCCATTCAGATGTCATGGTATTCATATGGGTATCTCTTCGCTGTAAATATATCTATCCGTTTTGAATAAGTGTAATGTCCGGCGTCAAGATCCAGAAAGTAGACCATGTGGATCCAGTGCCAAAGGCTGGTCGCCACAAGTCCATGAAAACCTTCCCGCGCGGGGTGATGAAGGGAACTAGGAAGCGAGGTGGAAATGAGCCAATTGTAGGTGTTAAGGATCCGGCCAAGCCCCCGCCGGTTCGTAAAGGAACTCTTCGAATCCTCACCGACAAAGGTGCAAAGGCGCGGCGCAAGACAATCAAGCAGACGGTGCAGAGTATGAGTGATGCCAAGGTTCGTGAACACCTTAAGGGATCTGGAATCGCTGTGAATCCGAAAACGCCACCTCAACTTGCAAGGGAGATTCTTGAAGGCGGTATGGAAGCTGGTATGATTGTCGCGAAGTAGAGTAATGACGTCCATCTGGGGACCTTTAGGGTGGATGACTCTCCACTCAGTTGCTTCATGCTATCCAGACTCGCCTACCGGATACGAGATCACCTTGACACAGACGTGGCTCGATATGTTTGCGTCAACTATAACATGTCCTAGCTGTAGGGAGCACTTTGAAACTGCACTCGCAGGGTACCGACGATCATACCCTCAAATGCTTACATCAAGGAGTGAATTCTTACTGTTCACATTTCGGGTTCACAACTCTGTGAACCGGAGACTGAATAAACCCATTCATCCAACCGTAGCAGCTTGTTTTGAAACCCTACGAAACAACATAAAAACCCGACCGGCTAAGGATTATCGCGCTGCATACCTAAATCATATTCGGCGTTTCTGGCGGACGATGCAGGATGCTTCTGGACTTACGTCACTCAAAAAGATCAATGAAATGTCAAAAATTGAAGTTGAATACACTCGAAAATATGAAAACAACTTTGAAGCTGATATTTCTGAAGATGTAGTTGTATTACCGGGTCAGGCATTCGAGTCCCCGCAGAGTGAAGCACCAACTCCTATACGAATGGATACTCGAGCGGCTCCTCGTATGGGTCTCAGTGGAGGTCGATTTCAGATTCGGAGGTAAGAGACGTGTGTATGCATACTTGATGGATTCCAGGGTAGTGAAATCAACGGATCTGTCTCCCATGTGTATGCCTTCATCCATGCATGACGGGAATCGGGACCCTCATCGTACATCTCATCCTCAAAGACTCCACGACCCGGAAGAATGAAATCCAGTTGCTCTTTAATTCCAAACGGTGGATCTGCATGCTCCCATTCAAAGATATAGGATACATCAAACTCATTTAACGCCTCCATCAGAGGAGCCTCTGCATACGGATAATGCCAGCACCAGTCAAGAACCTCTGAGGTCTTGAAGTAGTGAAGGGTCCATGCATAAGTCTTCCAGAATGCAAAGACCACCTTATTCCAGTCAATCACACCATCCATGAGATGAAGACCCATACGGGCCTCCAACGCATGACCATCGCGAGAAATAATATGTCGATCTGTATCTTTGGCACGTTTCATCAAGACTGCCTTCTCATCCTTTGCGGCTGCCGTAAGATCCTTCTTTTTCATATAGTGCACTGCTCGGTTATATCCGTCCTCACGCAAGGAGAACATTGCAATCGTCGGCATAAAGTCATTACCAAAGCACATCACGCACATTTGGACCCACAAGTCAGGATCCAATGGCAATACACGGCGAAGTGCCGCAACATCAAAGGTCGAATACCCCGAATCCTTATTTTCACGAACCAGCTTGATCGGACCAAGATCCGATTGGGCTACAGAAATCAGAACAAGGTCTGCGTCCATTCCGTAGATCAGGATATTTCGTCGTTCCTCCTCGGGAAGAGTCCTTAACCACGTAAAGATCTTGTGCTCTCCTTCACCTCGCTCGTCCGTTCCAGACAGAATGCACTCAGGAAAGCAGAATCGAAGAGTGTCTTCTAGTTCAACCATAAAGGGCGTGCCTGGGGAGATCTGGTTCTTGTCAAACAAGGACGGTTCGGGATGCTTCATGCGACGATACCTCTGCTGGACAATCTTTGCATAAGGGACTAAGCCATCGCACGCAATCAGAATCTTCTTCGCATGAACAACATCCCGTAAGAAGTTCCGCAATGCAATTACGACACTTCCGATGGGGTTCTCAGGTTTCAGATACGTATGGATGAAGGCATTGAAGTCAAGACCCAATACATCACATTCAAGTGCTGTATTCCCGACTTCCTGTTGAATATGTTTGTGAGTTCGCAAAAGCGATGCGACATAGTATGGAATCCCCATGGTGGATATCTATTCACTATATCAAAACTCGTCCGTTTTAAATCTAAAATGGATTTGGTTTGGTTTTAAGAAAGGGAGGTGGATAAAATGTCCTGTCCAATTTGCTCAACTCAGATGAAGACTCACGCCCAGTACGGATTCAAGAGGACATTCGGATGCAGACAGTGTAATGAGATCATCTGCCCCGAGTGCTACTTTGGAATGAGATACAGTTGTAAGATCTTTGCGGTCGAAAAGGAAAAGTTTGAATGCACTTTCTGTAAGAGTCTAGACTACAAGTACTTTATGTACAAGACCGTCTATGACTCAACTGGAGAGTTCATGTGTTCTGAGTGTGCCGAAGCGATTCTGTCAAAGTAAGTAAATGGTGATGCTAGGTGTTGTTCTTATCGCGTTAATCGTATTTTTTATGTACATGTGGAAGGTAGAACCGACTCCTAAGCAGGGGTGTTCAACGTGCCCTAATCGGAAAAATAGTGAGAGTTATTAATGCACGAGGACGATATAAAATCAGCCAGTCTTCTTCGAGGGGGGAAGGGTTGCCCGCCTGGTAAGATCCGTCGCGAAGGATACACTGCTACGCGTAAGAAGAAGTCATTCATCGGTCGCCTCTTGAAGCGCGGAACAACCTACCGCGTTAAACCAACTTGTGTTAAGGATCGCGGTGCCAAGGGAGTAGGTCCGGCTGTGATCGGTCCCCTCAAGAAGGGCGATCTAACCTCAAAGGGATATGCGGCAACGGATTCTGCAAGTCAGCGTCATGCTGCTCTTGCACAGGCCGTGGGCGCGTATGGTCGTCTGTCAACCTTGCGAAAGTTGAATGCAATTGCGGTGCTGAATAAGACCACGTCTCCATCCCGTGCAAAGACATTCAAGACTGACCGCGACTGGGTGAAGAAAACCTACTTCTAAGATAAATGACTCGCGCTTCTAAATGGCTCTTATATTTCCTTGGTGTTGCCCTTGCGTTCTGGGTCCTCCAGCGCGTTATCCCCGAACACTTTACAATGCCTTCTGCAACGCCTAAGGCTACAAAGTGTCCCGATGGAACACGCACAACAACGGGTCAGTGTCTGATGGATTTTTAAAGAATCTATACATAATGAAGAATCTCAGGATAGTCATCGCTATAGGTCTTATTGTCATTATTGTTGGATTTGCCTACAACTATGCCGTCAATTCTCAATATCGTATTTCTTCCCAAGAAGCGAAGCGGCGCATCAAGTCCGGTGAAGTTGATGTAATCTTAGATGTACGTACTGATCTTGAACGAAGTACATTGGGCTTTTACCCAGGGTCTGTTCATATTCAAAGCGCTGATTTGGATAAAGAGATGCCTTCTCGCTATCCAGACAAGGGAATACGCATTGTTTCATATTGCAACACCGGTCATAGAGCCCGTATGGCAACAGAGAAGCTTCATGCACTTGGATATAAGAATTCTGTATACATTTCATCCCACTACAACACCCTTCAGTGAGTACTTAGCGCAGCTGCTCAACCGGTGCCTGACGAAGAAGTACCTTGGTCTTAAACTTCTGAGCATCAAAGAACTCATTGACAGCCTCCTTAACAGCCTCAGGATCAAAATCCTTGCAGGAGAACACATCCAAATACATGGAGTTGTTCTCTTCCACAAAGTGAGCGGTGATATTGGATGTCTCAATTAACTGAACGAGCGTATACCCCTTCTTGTTGCCGGTCCCAAACATGACAACCTGAGGCTCGCCATATGGAACCATGTCGATACGCTTGACCAGAGTGCGTGCAAAGTTACCAATCACAATCGGACACCCGATCATCTTCGGCGAGCACTTCGCAGCGTCAAGAATCAAGTGCTTACCCCATGTGCGAAGAACAGTCATTACTTATAGTATCTGCGCTTCTTTAAACTTTTACGATACTGACGGTGACGACGGGTCTTTCCACCGCTATATCCCTTACGATTGGGCGCCGGTCCTTCAACTCCAGCCTGTTCTTTCAGAATATCGCCTTGTTGCGCGGCGTTCTTGCCTTTAATGCCGCTGAGATACGAAGCTACAATCGATTCAGGACCGTGCGGGAGGTTTGTCCTCGCAGCCATCGCCCGTACATTCCGCACATCGCGTCCACGTTCCTGTTCGAGACCTCTGAATGGAAACGTTTGTCCTGCAGGAAAGTAGTTCTCGCGAAGGAAAATTTTACCTCCATAGCCAGGAACCTCGCCGTCCGTGAGGTCTGCGTAAAATCCGTTGTTCGACAAGGCTCCATCAATCATGATGTCCTGTCCGACAAGGCTTTCAAGAAAATCACGCTGTCCAGCAAGGCGCTCTCTGTAACGAGGACCTGCATTACCAAAAAATCTATCAGGATCTGAAGTGTGTGGCATAGTAATTATCATACCTACTCGGAGTCCCGAATAGGGCACCGACATTTACTCTCTCGGTAGAAACTAATGAAGAACGCAGGTCTCAACACTATCCCGTCAGTCAAGGGTTATATCTTCAATATTACGGTGAACCTTGTGTTCATTGCGATCTTCTACGTCTTCCTCGGTGGTCTCCTGTCGTGGTGTCTGTGGCGCATCTTCCCTGAATATGGAGATGAATGGGAGAAGCAATCCAATCTCTACCAGTTCTTAGATGTGTCTGCCGAGATCTCAATCATAGTGATCATCGCGTTCTGGACAACCTACATGGTTCATTCGTTTATTCCTGTATTGCCTGTTACGACCGCCCTTGAGGGATATCTTGAGTCATTCGGTGGACAGATGATTTTTGTCTATGCGGTCTTCGTATTTCTGGATACGTTGGATGATAAACTCAAACATGTATTCCATGACTTTTTTGGAACACACCCCCCTGCTTAAATTTTCTTATCTAAAAGTAAACAAATGTATGTCAAGTTTCTCTTCCTCGTTGCGCTGTTCTACTTCCTGATCCCCGGTGTCCTTCTCCGCCTCCCGCCGGGTGGCTCGACGATGACGGTCAACCTCACACACGCCGTTGTGTTCGCGCTGGTCTCCACGTTTGCCTGGAAGGCGCTCAAGGGCAAGATGGGTGGCAAGTAAATAATAAAAGTCCGAGGATGACGAAAGTTTGAGGGCGATAGTCGGGTGAGCACACTCCACTATCGTCCAAAATGGATTTGATCGCCACCAGGAAATGGATGTTGGGGGCGCTATCACAATCATACTAAAATGACTTCTACCATGAATAAGATCACCTACTTCTGCTGCGATTCCGAGTGCGACAAGGCGGTTGCATACTACGGAGCCCCGTGCTGTTTGGAGCACAATCCCCTCGTAGAGGAGGGGATCCCAGACTCAGTCTCACACGAGACGAGTGAATGTCCCGGATGCGGGATGGACCTGTATGTGGGAGCAAATGGATATTGCTCCTACTGTTGGGTAGAGCGGTTTGGATGCGAGGAAGAGAAACCCATGTGCCTTGGGTGTCTCGACGACCTCGATGACTGCAAGTGTAACGAGGCGCCACCGAGCACTCCAACTGAGACCTTGTCGCCGGTCGAGCACAAGTGCTCTGGTGAGTGGGACTACGATCGCGGGATCCGTGTCTGCGACTTTGACGATGATCCTGCATGCCCGCAGTATCAACCGATTGAGTTTGAGTGGAAGGATCGTGCGAACTGCGAGTGCAAGAAGTCGCCGATGTGTAAGTCTTGTGAGCTGTACTACGGATACGCCGACGATGCGTATGACGGGGACACGTACAACTGCACGAACTGCAAGCGCGAGTTCAAGAACAAGTACTTGCGCAATCAGTCTCTGTGCCGAGACTGTGAGGACCTGCCTCCTCTTCCTCCGTCGCCAGTTGCCGATGATCTTGACGAACAGATCGCGGTGATCGAGGAGAAGCTCAGGAGCGGTATGACGCTGGGTCAGACTGCGGACTGGGAGCGTCTCTGGTACACCGCTCAGAGCAAGAAGCGGGCTCTGGAATGCCCCGGATGCCGCGACGGCGTCTTAAACCAGCAAGGACACATGGTCCAAGGCGGGTGCCTCGATGAGCCCGAGCGCATCCCGTGGGAGGACTACGATGCAGATGATCTGCGCAAGATGGACCTCTACTCGCGCCACTAGTCGTCCAAAATGGATTTGAACCAACAAACAATTTTTACATTACCTGTGATAAAAATGCCTCTCAACTACGTTTCTATCGGATTCACGGAGCACGAGAACGAGATGCTACAGGATGCAGAGAACGCCATCGAGAAGGCACAGATGTGGGAGTTCATGAAGACCGATCCGGGCGAGGGAGGATATATGTGGGGAGATGGTCCTGAGCTCAAGGCCATCTACTCAAACATCAAGTATGACGGGCACTCGGGAGGATCCATGGGGTGGACCATGCGCACGATGCAGGTTCTGGCTCGCATGGGAACCGATGAGTTCTGTGCTTGGAAGAGCGGGATGCGGATCGGACCCGAGGTGAAGGAGAAGGTGGTCCAGAAGCGGACCAAGGAGATGGATAAGAAGGTCGTTGAGGAGTACAATAATGTCAAGCCCTTCAAGAAGGTTCCTAAATGGGCTTCAGAGTATGCGACCCTGTATCCTCAGGTCGTAGCGAACCTCAAGTTCATGTAAAGTATAGGAAGTCAGGACGAAAAAAAACAATTTTTACCCTTGGGACAGGACATGATGAACGATCCGATGACCTGAATGCTCTCCAATCTCGCACCATGCAAGGTATTCTTGAAACTCGCGTTCAGATTTGGACAATGGGAACTTTGGATAGCATCCCTTCAACCATTGAAAGGCTTCAGCTTGAACATGTGCATTATTCTGCTTAAGGAATCCAATGACTTGGTCCAGCTTAGCACGACGCTGTATATCGTTAAGCGCCTTGAAATTGGTCTGAAATGTCTCCATACTTCATCTATCGGTCTAGCTTAAAACGAATTGGCTAGAAAATGTAATGGAGACTCCGAGGCCCATTCTGGATGTCGAGAATCTCGAACCATATAACTGGCCAAAGCGAGATTGGTCAGAACTTCTAATCGACCGGGACGATCTTTATTGGATTACAAATGCGTATCGAAGTATTCAAAATCGCTTAATAACTAGTCATTCCTACATCTCTCGCGATGACGATCCAAAGGACCCCGACCCATATGCAAGATATTACGTATTTTACTGCTTAAACAAGTAACGATTTTCTCTTTTTACGGAATGTCTTACGTTTTGACTTCTTGGACTTTCGTGTCTTTTTGCGACCGCCTAATGTACCTTGAGGTACTAAGTGAGCTTTATACCACTTTACATCTACAATGGTTTTTCGGGTATATGGATCTATGAACTTTGATGGTCCTTGTTGCCATAAGTTTTCCAATGAAGCAGGGAAGTAATACTGAGATTTTGCAATGGTTCCTCCTTCACCTATAATCTGTCCTACAACTGAACCTTCTTCAATATCATCCGATGAAATGACATCACCTGATCCGGCTTCAATGTCTTTTGAAGGAGGGGATGCTGGAGGTGTAAGAAACTCTGGGAGCTCTTCATCTTCATCTTCATCGTCGGCATTATCTTCTTGTTCAGGCGCAGTATAGATAGTTGCAACTGCTCCTGTATCTGCATCTACATTACGAATGGCAAGATCATCCTCATCACCCTCTAGTACATAGAGAATCATATCACGGGGATGCCACGCTAAATAGATTGGATAGTAGAAAGATGATTCAACATCCATACCATCCATTCTCATTGCATTTCCATTACCTGCTACTGTAGTGACTACGCCTTGAGGTGTAACCTTACGAATACGATGATTGTCAAAATCAGCAACATAAACATTTCCATCTGAACCAACTACAAGTCCCCAAGGTTGATTAAAAAGCGCTTGTTCTCCAGTTGCGTCTACCATTCCAGGTTGTTGCTCCTTTCCTGCAAAGACCGTAGCTTTATCATCAACTCCAAGTTTTGCTCTGTAAATACAGTGTTTTGCAGGTGAAGTTGAATAAAGAACTCCAGAGTCATCCACTGCAATCGAGTATACAAAGTAATTAAGTAGATGGCGAAATACAGTGACTTCTCCTGCACTTGTAATTTTAATCACATGACTACCATCAGGATTGCGATCTACTACATAAACCGTTCCAGCTGAATCAATTGTAAAACATAACATACGATCAAAAGGTGCTTTAAATCCACGTCCTTCAGTCGCACTCGCAAATGTAGTTACGTTTCCTTGAGCATCCACTTTACGAATTGCATTATTTCCTCTATCAAGCACATACAGGGTTCCACGATAGGATACAACATCTATAGGTTTATTAAATGTAGCCTGATTAGCAGGTCCATCTTGAAACCCAAACTCGGTTTTACCTGCAAGTAAATGGGGAGTTGAATCTGTACCAAGCTTCAAGATAGCGTGATTAAACTCTGGAACATCCTCAGCACGATAAGAATCAAAATTAGATATATAGATGTTTTGAAGATCCACTGCGATTGGATTCGCGTTTCTAATCTCAACCATTATAGTTTGTAGTCAAAAAAATGCCTGACAAAATGGATTTGATTTGACCAATCATATCTGGATCGCGTGCCAAAATGACAGACTGCCCTATTTGCTACGAAACTATTGATAAGACCACAGGTTGCTGTGTTCTGAGTTGTTCTCACTCCTTTCACATTAAATGTTTAACTAAATGGACTACAGATGCGTCCACTTGTCCCATGTGTCGTCATGCTTTGAGCGACATTGAACTCAATCGCCCGGATCCGCTCCCCCTTCGAGAAATTTGTCATTCACAAGCTGTATGGTTTCGTATTGCACCATACACCTTTACTACTGAAGATCGAATCACACAAGTAATGAATGAAGCAGGTTTAACACGAGGTCGTGCAATACAAGAACTTCGATTCAGTGCTGGAAGTGTAGATGAAGCGATCCTTATGGCTCGTGATACTCATCCGTACATTCCAAGCCCTCCTCCACCACGAAATCCAATGGAACCCACAGATGAAATGGCGACTGCGTGGGCATTGGAACGTCTGTTTACTAACGGAACGATTGTAGGTGAGACCTATGTATACGGAAGTCTAGAAGACACAAGACTTCGATCAAACGTATCACGATTCAGCGGATATTCATCTGGTTTATGGATGCACGATGAGTTTAGAGACATTGACGTCAGGGAACGATCTGATTCGCTCTAAAATGGATCATTAAATCAATAACTTAACATAATACATAAAAATGTCGCATATTCATCATCACCATCGTCTCTTCAATATTGTTATCAAGTTCTTATGGGGAGAAAGTGTTGATGGAAATAAAGCACATAGGATAGACTTTAATGGAGGAGGATTCTATGGACCTCATACCCCTGAAGAAACACTTGCAACATTAGACTATGCAGTTGAGAATCTTATCATTCATGATGGAGAACCATTGTGTGTATGGGCTTGTCTTCCTGAAGTACGTGATGCATGGGTTAAGTATCATAAGGTTCTTATAGGTCGATGGGTTATAGAAACTCAAAATGTAACTGGAAATCACTATTCGATTGATGAAATCAAAAAATCAATTCATTCAAAGAATGAAGATGATGCATCACATTTAGATAGAATAAGAAATCCAAAGCCTATAGATCCTAAACTTTTGAGTTTCTTTAAATCTACTAGTTAGATTAATCTCCTTGAAGTTCATCACACCACTCATTTGTATATGTCACTTGAGAAGTGATGAATGAAGTCACAATACGAACCATATCATCAATATCAGTATCCGATTCATAAAGAGAAAACATCAGATATCCAACTGATCTTCCTGCTACAAGGATTTTTTCATGAATTGTAGGAGTAATTCTCTCTCCAAAGTACTTTTTATAGATTTCTTGGTATGCTTGTCCAAACATACCTCCACCTATATCTTCTGCCCATTCAGGACCCTCTTCATAGTTCATATGAATTTCCTTTGCAGCAAATCCACGTAGTTCTCTAGCAACCTTGCTAAGTGTTTGTTCGTAGTCCATTTACTATATTACTATGTATCGCTTAAAATGGATCCATTTATGATTAAAGGAATAGAAGTAGTAAGGAAGAAAAAATGCCAAGAACTAAAATGAAGAACACTAATTTGGGTTGTATATACCTAATTACCAACACTATCAATGGAAAGAAGTATGTTGGACAGCATAACGAAGAAAAACCAGATTCTAGATTTTCAGATCATAAATGCAGAGCTCGTAATAATGGTTCACAATGTCCTGTATTATATGATGCAATCAGATGTCATGGAGAAGATAAATTTAAAATAGAAACACTTTGGGTTGGTTCTATTACTGAACTTAATGAAAAAGAGGTTTATTATGCGGATATACATAAAACATACGTATATTGTAATCCACCTGGTTATAATGTAGCTCATTGTGGAAATCAACCTATGCTTGGTCATCATCATTCAGAAGAATCAAAGGCAGCTATTAGTGAACGTTTTAAAAATTTACCAAGAACAAAAGAATGGGGAAAGCGAATAAGTGATGGTATATCTGCGTATATTGCTTCTCATCCAGAGGAAATGGCTGAAAAATATAAACGAATTTCAGAAACACTTATCAAAAAAGGTGCAACTGGTCCTCAAAGTATTGAAGCTGTAAAAAATAAGATTGAGGCAGCAGCTAAACATTCACCAATACTAATATCTTCTGGCGAAAGACACATTTGGAAAGATAGGAATGCATGGCATCTTTCAATTAAGAATAATTTAAATACTTATGAAGCAAGATTTACAACAAAAGAACGTGCTATTAAGGCGCGTGACCTATTCATTTCATCTGGTCATAAAACAGAAACTGACTTTCCAAAGAAAGTTAGTGATTATGGAAAATTTATCAGAAAGAATAAGAATGGTAAGTTTATGGTTGATATTCACTCATCTAGATTTCCTAAAAAATATGCTAAGGTATTTTCAACACTTGAAGAAGCCGAAACTGCAAAAAACGAGTTTCTTAAGCAGTTTGAATCCGTATAAAATGGATCTATTTTTGCGTAAAACTTAGATAGTAGGTGAGGTTAATGAACAATGGAACAAGTCAAATCATTCTCAAAACGTGTATTTAGTGGTCTAGGAGCTGGGTTTAGCGAACGCATATATCATAATGCGATGGAGGTTCTTCTAAAGAAGAATAATATCCCTTTTAAATCCGAACAGGTAATTCCAGTCATGTTTGAAGGCGTAGAAGTAGGACAAGTAAGAGCAGACTTAGTAATTGATGGGAAAATTGTGGTTGAACTGAAGTCAGTTAGAAACATAAAAGATGATCATGCGACTCAGTGTGGTATGTATATGAAATTGCTAAACATTGATAGTGGATTAGTGATCAACTTTCCATGCAGTGATAATGAGGAAGTTGATTTCCAAGAAATGGAAGCAGCATCGCCTGTTTGTAAGCGTTGTGGACGTGATAGTCATATGGCTTCCGGATGCTATGCAAAGAAGCACGTTGATGGACACGCCATCTAAAATGGATTCAACTTGGTCACTTAATTATTTTTCATATACAACATGTCATACGAAATTGCAATCTTTGAATACTC